AAAAATGGGCTTTGCAGCCAAACTAGTAACAAACGGTAACCAGGCAACTGGTAACCTTGACACCAACGTTGCCGGCACTTTTGAAGCAGCGGCAACGCAACCAATGCACATCGTAGTGCCGGACAGCCTGTCCGCACATTGCGTTGTGGATATTGAAACTACCTCACTAACCATGACACTAAACTGGCAGGTTAGCGTTGACAACTCGACATGGATTGATGTTGCCCACGCCAGCCAAAACCCTGCCGGTGTAATTCTTGGTACTGGTACTGGTGGTGCTGATCCGTCAATTACCAAGGTGTTACCTGCACCTCCAAGCGTGTATGCGTACCCGTATTGTCGTTGTGGCATTACCAACGCAGGCGCTACTGGTGCAGCCGTAGACACATATACAATCGGATACAGTTACGTACGACGTTCATTTAGCTGATTCTTAAGGAATGGCTAGAAATATTTGTTCAGAAACTGGCTGTGGCAGATTTTGTCACAGCCGGGGATTTTGCCAAAGACACTATAATCGTATAAAACGAACCGTCGGGTTTAGTAATACAAATAGTGCCAAACCTTGTGAAATTGAAGGATGCTTACGTCCTCAAGCAGCAAAAGGCGTATGTGCTTCCCACAGGCAACGTAATTTGGAATTGTGGTCACACTCTCAACCTCGCGGTCAGGAGATTGAAGACAAGTTGAAGTGGGCTGAATCACTAATCCAACAATATAAAAATCCTTTAGGTTGGGATGGTGATGAATTTTGGCTTTGTTAGATTCTGAACTTGCTCGAATTCGCTACGAGCTGGGCTATCATTTAATTGGTTTGCAAGGCGAACCGTATATTACTTATATTCAATTATTTCAACAGGTTGTAAAGCCTTACCTTGAAGCTGGTGCTTCCACTACCAGCAGCACCGCTGTAACTGCATCCGATACACCTGCACCTGTTACATTAACCCTGGCAAGTGCCACTGGGTTTACAGCGCTGGACCGTGCTGTTGTGGACGTGGATTCGCGGCAAGAAGTCGCTACCATACAAAGCGTTAGTGGGTCAACTATCACACTAATGCTGTCGCTGGCTCACACCGGCACGTATCCTGTATCCGTGGAAGGTGGTGAGGCTATTATTCGCCAATTGCTAAAACAGTTGCATTTGGTAGCCATAGCTGTTGGTGAAGCAGTTGATGCTTCTGGTGTCAAGCGCGTAGACGAAATTGAATTTTTCGGTCCAGTCAACGGCATTAGCCGGTACACTGAACTAACCCGCATGCGCGATTACTGGCGGGACGAACTTGCTGGTGTTCTTGGCGTTCCAAACCTACGTCGCATGGGTGGCGGGGGTAGAATGGTACTTTATTGATGAGTGGTATAGCATTTCGTAACAGCTTACGGAAGTTAGCCTATAACATTCGTTCAATACCCGGCAAGCAATTCGGTTGGCGTAACCACACCGTAACTGTTGAAACACGAACATACTTAGGGGTTGAACGCGGGCAAGGCTCCAAACTTGTCACTTCCACCCCAATTACTGAAGCCCACGGGCAGCCCCCTAAGGTTCGTTTCCTGTCGGATGAAGAAGTAGCGCTGGGCGGTGAGAATAAAGCAATAGTTGAAGTAGGACCAATCACACCAGACTTTGGTGGGGGCGGAACTGCTTTTGCTACTTTGTATCCAACGTTGCCTGACAATACAATCCTTAATTACGTTATTGAGGGTCCTGATGGTATCGCGAGGTACCGCCTTGTAGATGTAAAAACTGACAAGGCAGGACACTATATGGTGCGCCTTGATCGCACCAGCGACGGACCCACATGACCGATTTGCTCTACTACCACCTTGGCGATGTTGAATTACCAGCAAACGCCTCGGATATGCCCGACGGGGTGCTTTACCAAGCATTTGACCCCGCCAGGGATACATTGCTTGCGTTGTTTCGCACTGCAATCAATATGGAAGTAGCCCACACGGTCAATGGCACGCCACCAGTAACATCACCTTGGTACGTAGCCCGCGCCAACACAAAGCTACAGAATTCGTTGCCTGTTGCTGATGTCTTCTGGGAGTCCCCAGCCCCAGACATTATGCGCGAAACACGGTTGCTATTCCCCTTACTTTGTCTTTACCGTGAAGAGTCTAAAAGTTTGGAAGTCACCATGGGACGAGATGGCATCCAAACGATATGGGGACTTGATTATATACTACCACCACTTGGCGTTGACGAACTTCGGCGCGTGGGTGGTGTACTGAACGCCGTCCGCACAATCGTGGATTTGGTGATTCGCGACAGTGGACACCCTGCCTACAACGGTGGGGAACTGCAGTTTGATGACGGGCGGGGCCGTTTTAGCCGCATCGAAGTCAACAGCAGCAAAGTGGGCGCGGCAGCCTTTAGCCCCGATAAAGAATCAGCCATATATCGCATGCTCCATATGCAACTTACCACGCTTGAGCTAACCGATGAGGTTGAAGGCGTTATTGGTGAGTTTGATGGATTGAGTGGCACTGTTGGTGTGGGTGGTTTTGAAGGCGTTCTGCCTGACCTAATCACAATTGACACCCTTGGGTACGCTGAGCCACAACATGGCGTGCCGGTACCTGAGTAATGGCTTTCATAAACCTTGAAAAGCTGAAAGCCGGTAACCGTGCCTACATTGCCAAACTGGAATCAGCAATGGCCGAAGCAGCGCGTACCTCAGGACAATTAGCACTTATACACCTGCGCGCTAACCCACCCTTCAAATCGCGTAGTGGCAAACTGCTGGCTGCAACTGACTTTACTGTTAGGTCCAGTAGCAGCGGTGCCTTGCTAAAGTTTGAAGCCAAAGTTCCTTACGCTTCTTACCTAGAACGTGGCACCCCACCCCATAGAATCCCAGGCGCACCAGTGCTTAGATTCTATTGGGAAAAAGCAGGGGAAACCGCCCATCTTCGCTTTGTAAACCATCCTGGTACTAAAGCAACACACTTTTTAGAAACGACGCGCGACCTTGCTGCTTCGTTCTTCTCAGCCGAATTAAACAAAAGATTATGAAGTTGAAGTTTCTTGCCAAGGGCGACGGATTGGTTCGTGAGCCTGGCGTAATTGAGATTGTTGGAACTGACCCCCATTATGTTGGGCGCGCTAAACTCAATCTTGGGGATGGGCGCTTTTGCTACCCTGCTGTTGAAACAGCTTTTGAAGTTGATGCCGCGTCCGATGCTGGACGACACCTAACAAAACTGGTACGGCGTGACGGTTGTCTTTGGCCTGCTGATAAAGAAACAGCAGCGGCCTGTAACGTAAAGTTTGTGCCCGTAAAGTACGACAGCGGCGAATGGGTACCTGAACCCGCTAAAAAGGCTTAATTCTTAAATGTCTCTTATTCCCATTCTTGGTGTTCCAAGCAATTTCCGTGTTCCTGGACAATACGCGGAAATCCTGTTCGCGCAGGGTCCGTCCACAGCAGCTGCTGGTGTACGTGAAGTTATCTTTGTAATGCCAAAGATGGCTGCATCAGGTACCTGGACTGCTGGCAAAGTTTACCCTGTCAAAAATGAAAAGGCTGCTGCCGACGGTGCTGGACTTGGTAGTCCACTTCATCGTGCGCTGCGACTCTTCCTTATGGCTAACCACACTGCAAAGGTGTGGGCACTTCCCTATCTTCCTTCTAGCGGCGGCGGTCTTGTATCCGCTGCACTCACTGTAACTTGGACCAGCGCCCCTACTAAAACTGGTGTCACCACATTAACAGTAGCAGGCGAACCTAATACAGTTTCGTTCACCAATACCTCCACTGTTACAACCATTGCTACTGCGATGAGGGACCTCATCAATAGTAAGACCTGGTTGCCTGTAACAGCCTCTAATGCTGCTGGTGTGCTTACTCTAACTGCCAAAATTGGTGGAGCAAGCCAAAACGGTCACATCCGCGTACGCGTTGAAATCGATGGTGGTGTAACTACTACTGTTGCAACACAAAACTCATCGGATGTGGATGCCCTTGGTACGGGCGCAGGTACACTTGGTGTTGATGGTGCTACAACCGAGAATACTAACTTAGTTGCTGCACTAAGCAATATTACTGCATCACGCTACTACTACATGGTAGCTAGCGTGGACGACGCAACTAACCTAGCTTCGTTCCATAATCACATTAGCGCTAAGAGCGAACCTATTCCAGGGCTGCGCTCAGTTGGTCTTTGGGGCAGTGCAGATACCCAGGCGAACCTTACAACTAAGGCAATTGCACGCAACTACGAACGATTGCAGGTAACTTGGCAGCTCAACAGTGAACACACCCGTGAAGAGCTTGCTGCAAACATGGCAGCGATTCGTCAGAAGTACGAAGAGCTTGATAGTTGCTTCAACTTCGACGGTTACGCGACACGTGGTGACTGGCTTATCAAAGGTTGTTACCGCGATACAGACCGCCCAGACTTTACTGAACTGAACGACGCAATTATCGACGGCATTACGCCCATTGCAACCAACGACGCTGGAAGCTATGTGGTAATGACTGTAAATACGCGGTCTAAAGATTCAACTGGCACAACTGACGATTTCCGTGCAACTGAAACCCACCGGGTAAGCGGTGCTGATGAATTCGTCGATACTTGGTTGCTTCGTCATAAGCTTTCGTACAGTGGCAAGAAATTGCAAAGCGACAAGCTGCGCGCCAACGGAACAATCGACCCCAACCAGAAGCTTTTCAAGAACGTTATTACACCTTCTGTATACCGACCATTCCCTATCAGCCTGCTTCGCGAGTTTGAAGGAACACGTCTGCAGAATGTTGAAGCGTCGATTGCAAGTCTTGCAGTTGTGCGCGACCCCAACAATGGTGGACGTCTTGAGTGTGGTTTAGACTTATACGTCACTGACTTACTACACCAGATGACTGCACGCGTTGCAGAAGCAACACCTGGTTGATAATAGGATACTTCCTTGGCTACCTTAATTGACCATGCGAGGCTTGCCTGCTTCGTAGACCAAACATATCAAGTTGAGATTACGTCAATCTCAATGACAACCAACAGCGGCCAGCAACGCGTTGACCTTTTGAACGAAGGCTTAGGCGGATTCACACCTGGCAGCGGCGACGTTACCCTACGCATTGGTTTTGCCGTGCCCGTTGGCGGACAAGACTATCCTTGGCAGCAAAAGTGTGCACAGGGTGCGTACGTAACGCTACAAATAATTGTCGGTGCAGAACAGTATAGCGGACTCGGTAAATTTCTTGACGTCGAAATTAGCCAGAGCGCCAACGCTAACACTGAAGGTACCGCAACCTGGCTAGGGCAACTCGCAGAACTAGCTATCTGATAACATAATCAGTCTACACAACCAGACCACGGCATAGGGGACCTGCTACCATAGTTTTCCCCAACTGCCGTGGTCCTTTTTTGTTTGCTTCGCATAAGTACCTAATGGCATTACCCCCAAACGATATACCTAAGGGCGAGCTTTTTCGCCGGCTGTCTGAAACCCCACGACCCAGTGAGGTGGTAGACTTCCCACGACGCGACCCTGAATCAGGCAAACCTATTTGCCAGGTTCGGTTGACTGTACTCAATGGGGGTGAGTACGACCAAGCACGATTTAAAGCCGAACAGTGGGTAAAGAAAAAGCTTGGTGGTGGTGAACAGATTGGTGAAATCTCGCGTCAGGTAATGGGCGATAGGGTAGCTAAAGAAATCCTTGCAATGGCTACTGTAACCGTCAACCCATTGGAAGGCTCCGACAACACCGACGAGGGGCCACGGTATGGACGTATGTTCATTACCGCCGACGAAGTGGACGCTCTAACCAGCGACGAACTAACCGTACTGTGGATGGCGCAGCAGGCTGTTCAGAACAAATACGGCCCCTACGAAGGCAACCTTGAGACTGAAGAGCAAGTTACTGCTTGGATGCGCGCACTGACGGAGGGCGCCTCGGCCATCCCTTTAGTTCAGCTCTCCTGGCATCAATTGGTAGAATTGACGTCTTGGTTGGCGGATCGGGCATATTGTTTATCCGCAATCCTGCACTCCCAACATTCGAACTTGCCCGCTTCTTTAAGTGCCGCCCTAACGAACTTGGATATTGGCACTATCTCGTTTACCGCGCTGCCTGCGACTGCCACAAGGATTGGCTTGAGCCGTCAAGAACTGGGGTTACAAGACTTGCCGATGACCTCAGGCGCAACGCAGGCACCTGAATTGCCGCGCATGCTGCCCAACGACCCCATCGATATTAAAACTGCAGCACGTATTCTAGAAGATTTGTATAAGTCTGGTAAAATTTAATTGCCAAGTATTGAGTTTGACTTTCGCGCGATTGGTGCGGACCAAGTAACCCGCCAACTTGCCAGCATTGAACGGCGCGTCGCCAATATTGCGCGTCCAAAGCAGCTGTCAGTAAATCATGCTGCTCTTGCGCGTACTGCTACCCTACACACCAAAATTGCCAAAAGCGCTGTAGACTCATACGCCATTCAAGCTGCTGCTGCAAAACGTGCTGCTGATAAAGAAATCAGTGAAGCACGTCGTGTCATGCGTGAACGTGAACGCATGGCTAAAAAGGCTGCACAGGTTCAAATGCAGCAGGCGCGTCAGGCCCAGCAGTCCATGCGCCAATACGCCCAGTTCATGGGACGCGGCGTAACCAATGCTGTTCGTGGTGCTGGCAACTTTGCAATGAACTACGCCATGATGGGCGGCGGTATGCTTGTATCGTCGGCCATCAGCCGCGAGATGAGTGTAGATAAAGCGTTGCGTACCTTTTCAAACATGGCAACCCCGGCGGGGGGTAATCGCCGTGCAACCTATGCTAGCGCGCGTGCCCAGGCCAACAACGTTAATCAAATTTATGGTGTTGGTCGCCAAGCAGCGTTGGGCGGTGCAGCACGATTCGGTGAAATCAGCGGCAACTACGGTTTGGGCGTCCAAATGATGCCTGAATTTGCCAAAGTCGCCCAAGCTACCGGTGCAGAGATTAGTGACGTTGCTGCTACTGCTGGCAACGCCATGATGCTTTTGGAGAAAAGAGGCATCAAAGGCTCTGCTGCGATTGAAGAACTTGTAAAGGTTCTTGATGGTTTGAGTGCTCAGGGCCGTGTTGGTGCAATTGAATTTAACGACCTTGCCAAAGAAACATCCAAGTTTGTGGGCTCAGGCGGCATCTTTACTGAGATGGACCCATCCAACGTTATTTTAATGATGGGTGGTTTAGCCCAGTGGTCAAGAAAATACGGCGGGTCGAAAAGCTCGGCGGAGGCGGCCACGTCAACTGCTAGGTTCGTTGACGCGTTGGGTGAAGGTGGAAAAGAATTCGAAGCAATG